ACGGTCTCGTGGGCTCGGAGATGTGTATAAGAGACAGAGATGAAAGTACCAAAGCATCAGTAGCCCAGGCAATAGGCGATGGTTCTGTAAACTATGATACTATCTCTCACTTCGATACTCCTTCAGCTACCTACGATACTGAAACGGATTGTTGGGAATGTGTCCCAATGATTCTCACTATTGGCATACCAAAGGGTCAATGGGATTTTATGGTAAGGAAAGACCAGGAGATTCAAGAACAATTGTTGGAAGAGTGGAAGCTGATGAATCCCGATGCCACTGAAGAAGAGATAGAGGCTGAAAAGGAACAAATACAATCAGAACATCCCTCCGACTACAGTGACAAGGTAAGAGAGACTCTGGTAAACATTGTCAATAAGTACCTACCCGTAAATGTAAAATATTTTGAACCCAAGGACAGTTCTGTAATATTTGAACAAACTACTGCCGTAATCTATATTGTATATGCTTAACTTCTCTCTAATAACTCTACTATCTTCTTTTGCTCAGGAAGACCCCAAACTTGACCATGTAGTTCAATCTCTAACCAAATCTTCGATTGAACTGGCTGAAGCTGCCTCTAATTATGGGGCACTCAAAGTGATATTCGGTATATTCATGGTAATGGTTTTAGTGATGGTAGTAATGTTCGTATATACCATCTGGAACCTAAATAAAAAGGTAACCGTGGTATCAGAATCATCACAACAGGTAAAGGAATTCTTTGATGGAGCTGCTGACTCTACCATAGGTATAACTGAAGCTCAGATATTGATACGTAGGGAATTCAATTGCTTGGGTCACATCCTGAAGTATGCGATACTGCGGATCAGATTTGAGAATCATATAGACAACAAAGAGTCAACTGTAAAGAAGGTAGAGAGCTTGGTGAATAATGAGTATTCCGAACTATGTGGATTACTATCAAACTTCACCTGTAATGGTAAATCTCTGTCAAATATCTTTGAGCCTCAAGATAATGAGGCAATTAAAGATATGGTAATAGAACAGATATATATACCAAAGGACCAATTCACAATATCCAATATGGACCAATCAGTTGGTATGTATCTAAACGGATTAAAACTAATGTACCTTAAAAAATTATAACATGGCACGAAGATTATTGCCCATCATCGACTTTGCTCATGGGTCAGATGTGGCAGGGAAACAATCTCCAGATGGCAGACACAAGGAATACCTGTGGAGTAGAAAAGTGGGTAAGATGTTGGCAGAACGCCTTAAACAGAATGGGTTCGAAGTAGCATTCACCAATACCAAGGACACCGAAATCGGACTTTCTAGAAGAAAAGAAATTGCAAATAACTTAGATACTCCTCGAGGGGGAGCTAAGTTTCTGCTATCCCTCCATAACAATGCTGCAGGCATGGGGAATGAATGGTGCACTGCAAGGGGATTTGAAATCTACACCACCAAGGGACAAACCCGTTCGGATTTATTTGCCACGGTAATATTCGAACAACTGCAGGAAGACTTCCCCACTACAGATGGTTATAAACACAGAACAGACTCATCAGACGGTGACCCTGATAAGGAAGCCAATTTCACTGTACTGATGGGCAACAACTACTGGGGAGTACTTCTCGAGTGGTTATTCCAGGATAATCCCGATGACGTGGCTCTACTCGAAGATGACTCAGTGAACCGGGAACTGGTAGAGTCTTTAACCAAGGCCTTAATATTCATCGACGAGAATCTCGATAAGTTAAAAATTTAATTATGGCACAGAATAATGTAACAGAAGTCGTGAATGGGATAGTACAACCAAGGTTCTATCAAGTTTATGGAGACTTAATAGAATCTAAGGAGGTTATGGAACCTCTTGCCATAATGGCTGGTACAGGTCCTATTTGTGGCTTCGACTGGGTAGATACTACCCAACAGAATGTAACCATAACCAGTGTATTCAAGAAGCCGAGTACATTACCTTCGGGAGTGGCTAATATCCTGGGAAGAGCTCGTAGGGTATTTCTTTCAAATAAGGATAATACTGCAGGCCAGGTATTCAATGCCTACACCACTCCTGATGGATTATGTCACATAGCTCCAGATGTACTTACTTTCAACGGAGTACAACCTTCGGGGGGATGGCCAAGTCTGAGTAACCCTCAGAAGCTGGTGGCATTTGCTGTAAAAGCAACTCATACTTATCGTCCCGATGGAAGTGAAAATCCCCCCAGTGTAACTAACTTCACATGTGGGTGGTTAACCTTTGACAAGGTGTATGGCCTTGATGAGGTACTTTCTTGGGGTTATGAAAGGATGTTAGAACTCCTGGCTGATTCCGGAATGCCTTTCAATAAGGACATCGACTCTCTCATAGGTATATATCTGGTGGGATGGAGACCTGAATGGAATAGCCAGACTACGAGCATGAGGTATAAGTCAATCATGGCAGCCATGAACTATACTTTGTGTTTGGTACCCATTCAAGGTCAATTTCCAGTAAAGCCGTACGGAATGAATCCTTTGGATATTCTTGACCTCAAGGCTAGGGTAAAAGTTCTGGAGGAAAGTACAGTTCCCGGAGATGTTAATTATTTAATGAGTCATGTGAATAACTTAATCTCTTCTCTAGGTCAAGGCATAGAAGTAGTAGTATCTAAGGACTCAGCTTCTTCGGATGATAATGAGGGTTTTATTTTTACTAAGCTAAATATAAATGGTTCTAACTTTGTTGCAGCTAGACCAGTAACCAAAACCCTTAATTATCAGTGGTATGAGTCATCAGATGCTATGGGTATTTTTGTATCTCCCGAGATAGATATAGATAGTAAAACCCAACAGGTACCCACGGACAAATGGGACATAGGCACTGTAAGCTTTAAACCCAATTCAGAGGGGGCCATGGAATATAGTTTTGTATCTCCCCCCAGTGGTAAAGAAACTTGGAAATTAGTGGGTTGTATACTCCCTCAATTTTCTGCCTATAGTAATGGGAGTATATGTGTACCTACTGGGTTCTATCAACTTAGGAATCCTGATGCTGCTATCGGATGGAGAGTAGCTATGAATTTGAAAAGGTTACACAGTAGATTAGGAAAAGTAGAAGTAGCAGATAGTGGTAATTTACCATTTAGTACAACTAGCTCTCCTAACCATTATGCTTATATAAAAGCTTTAATGGGTACATCTACTTTAACCCTAAGAGTAGTAGTATACTTATACAATAAGGGAACTAGTAATGCGGGTTTGACCTATGATTTATCCAAGTTATTTTCTAAGAATTCAAGGATGTCCTTGATGCTATTAGAAATACTGAGGTTAAGGAACAGTTCTGAAAGTATAACTCGAGTAATGATGGCTATGCCGTCTACTTTTAAGGCCAGAGATATAGAGCCAGAATTATCCTCAAGTGAAGATTGTGAGTTCTCTAAATATACTTCATGGTTAGAGATAACTAACTCCGTAGCAAGGGTTAAGGCATCAGTGGGTACAGTAACTCAAGCATCTGGTCCGGTAGCATGGGTAGAAGTAGCCCATATGATTACTATACCCATCTCTGATAGAACTGGGGAAGAATATGCGGGTATACAAGCCGAGGGTTATGTGCCTATATTGTAAACTGAACCATAGTTGAGTTGGTTAAGTGGGGCCGGGGTGAGGTTATCAATAACCTTGCTCTGGCCTTTTTCACTGTTTAAGATCTACTGCAGCTTGTTCTAAAGTTTTCTGTATGGTCTTTCTCATTCTGGAGAACATATTAACTGCAAACTTATCTCTAGGCAACTCAAAGTAATCTATCAGGTGAAGGATAGATAACTTACCGTGAGAATCTTTGATACGAGATTCAAACCACTTGGGAGGTTCAAGTTGTATCTGCATAACCAAGTATTCATCCGGAGTAAGGTGTTCCTTCATGTATTGATGAAATATTTGGGATTGCTCTTCCTTAATCCGAGTTTCATCCGAGTCATCGAGTAATTCTTTATTATTGTCAAATAATACCTCGAATGATGTTAACTCTTGATTGAATTCTGCCTGCTTAGTATAAGCATTTCTTAACAACTTACTTTTATAAGTTTGCAGGGAAGATAAGAGAGTTGCTTTCAACCTTTCTTCATCGTATTCGTCTTGGTATTTATTAAATACATACAAGAACTTATCCCAGAAAAAAGAGTTAATAATATCTGGTGTGAGATTAAATCTTCTGGAATCAACTCCTCTCGTCAGTCTACGGATTAAGGGTTTGCAGGTTTTATATAACCTATTAAACAAATCCTCATCATAAGGTTTTAATTCTGTCAAGCGATGTAGTTCACTTCCGTTGTTGCCTTTCATAGTAGTAAAGATTTTTAACAATGCAAATATAAATAATAAAGTAACAACTTGTATGAATTTTATCAAAATTATTTCACCGTCTGTGTTCAAGTATGTTCAAAGATGAGCTTGGAGAACTATATTATCTAGCAGATACTATTGATTATACACTCATGAATATTATATAATATATGAAACAAAATAGGGTAAAGAAGAGGTTAAACTCCTGTGACAAGTTTACGTTCTCTATCGAGTTTCAACTAGAAGTACTTAGGTTCTTGGTACAAGGGAAGGAAGCTCTTCTATATGTTCCAAAGATAAAACCTGGGTACTTTACTTTAATTGAACACTCAATAGTAGTAGAGGCCTTGGTAAAATTCGTAAAGAAATATCAACGAATACCAAGTGAGGTCTTAATGGTTGAGCAGGTTAAAACTTTGTTAGAAGGTAAGGATTATGTAGACTTAGTTACCAAGGATGATATCCCTAATATTCATAGTTTAATATCTGAACTTTATAATAAGCCTCTAAAAGATGTAGATATTGTTCTGGAGAACATACACAAGTTTATTGCCTACATTGAATTGAAAGCCTTAAATGAAGGTATGGACTTCTCTGATTACAATTCTTACGAAACCTATCAAGCTAAACTAACTAAGATTCTACAAAGTTCAAAACCACAAAAGAAGGACGAACCTTTGTTAATGGTTAGTGGAACTGCAATGCGACAACTTATGCGAAAGGTTGACCCAGATGTAGTTCCCACTCCATTTTGGCAGTTGAATAGGTTGGGTAATGGAGATGGATATCCCAAGAACTCTCTTTTCGTTTTAATTGACCGTCCCAAACGAAGAAAGACTTTTGCACTTATCAATGTTGCTCGGGGATATCTGGCTATGAAAAAGAATGTTCTTTACATAGATACCGAAAATGGTAAAAACCAGTTAATGGACCGTATGATTCAGTCTACCCTAAATAAAACTAAGAGAGAGATGTTAACCGGTGATTATGATAAAATGGAGCAAAGGCACATGCGTAAATATAAACGACTCGGGGTTGAGTTTATTGTGGAGCGTGTACCTGCAACCATTGCAGATTGTAATACCATTATGAACTTGGTCAGGAAACTGGAAACCGAGAAAGGTATCAAAGTCCATGTCATAATGATTGACTACGCTGCAAAATTAGCTTCTATTGCTAGAGATAGGGACGATGTAGAACGTATCAACAATGTATATATAGATATTGATAATATGGGTGATGAGTTGGGACTTGATGCTGTATGGACTGCCCAACATGTTACCAGAGAAGGAGCTAAGCATCAAGAAACTCGATATGAGGATAATGATATTGCTTCTGCTATATCTATCATAAGGAATGCAAAATGCGTCATGGGATTAAATTCTACTCAAGACGAGGAGGAACACAATATCATGAGAATGGAAGTTGTAGTTCAACGTGATGGAGTTCCAAATGGTCGGGTAATGTTTAATATGGACCCAGAAAGACAACGTATGAAAGAGTTCTCTAAAGAAGCCAGAGCAAAGTACGATGAGTCCATGGGTAAACAGGTAGATGACTTACTTAAGAAAAAGAAGAGAGTAAGTAATCCCAATGCAGACCCAGAAAAGAGAAGTAAAACATCAGGTGATATTTAGTTAAACCTTAAATAATTAAAATTGTATGGCACGAGTTATTACTACAGAGCCTCTTAAAATTCAGGAGAGGACTACAGTTTGTAAAAATTGCAATTCTAAGATAGCTTTCAATGAGAAGGAGGTATTCTTGGATTTAAGTTATGGTCCAGAGCATAATGGAGAAGAGTGCATCACTTGCCCTCACTGTCATTATAATATCCATATTGGCGTATTCCAAGCTATTGAACACATGTAGTTATGAATGTAAGATTATTGAAGATATTTCGTAGGAGAGCTTCCAAAGAGATATGTTTAAGAAGGCAACCCGGTAACAGATATCAAGTTGTATGTCCAATTGAAGAGAGGTATAGTTTAGGAGTATTCTTACGTGAGTGGGTACCCATCTCTTCAGAAAAGGCTTCTATAAATTGGAATAAGGTTACTCCCAACCATAGGACTATGGGGTATAAAGACATGGATAGGTATGAGGTACCTTATAAGAATTCTTTCCTAAGGTTAGAAGAAGCTAGAGCAGAATTAACGAAGATTCGTAGAGGATATATAATCCATCATCTAGTTCCTGAATTATGTCAGAAGTTACCAGTTAATAAGTAATAATTACCCGGCTATGTTATTCATGGTCGGGTATTTTCGTTTACAATATGAGACTTAACAGTAATATAAAAGGTTTTCCTTTGTACCATGTAACTAAAGATGGAAAGGTATATAATATAAGGCGTAATCGTGAAGTAACTATACATCCTCACTATCGTACAGGTAGAAATATAGTTCATCTATATTCGAATGGTAAAAGATATAATCTGAAAGTATACAGATTAGTGGCTGAAGCTTATATACCTAATCCAGAAAATAAACCTTGTGTATGTCATAAAGATAATAATAAATCCAACGACCGGGTTGAGAACTTATATTGGGGTACCTATAAAGAAAATTCTCAACAAATGGTTAGTGATGGTAGAAGTACAAAAGGTCAACACCGTCCTGGTATCAAACAACTCAAATGCTTCAGGAATCCTCGTTCAATACTCACTAAAGTTAGATATCAGACTTTATTAAAATGTATAGATGATAAGACTAAAATAAAGGCTTTAATTAAAGCCTGGGGTATATCAACACGTAGTATGAATAGGTATGTACATAAAATAAAGACTGGGTATTATGAAGCTTAATGGTAATTTCAAGGGTAGGCTCCATCAATACTTTATGAGGAAGATAGGAGCCTTTGACTACAGACACTCATGGATGAAGTCAGACTGTCCCTACTGTGGAGGAGAAAAGAAGTTTGGTATCAACCTTTCAAACAATCGATGTAATTGTTTTAAGTGTGGTGAACATCCTTCTCCTATAAGTTTGGTAATGTATTTGGAGAGTACAGATAGTTTTCAAGAAGTACTATCTATACTCGAATCAGGAGATTATTCTGGATATGTATTCAAAGAAGAGAAGGTTGAGTTAAAAGGTAAGAAAGAGTTCTTCCTCCCAGAGGGATTCAAGAACATATCTATGGGCACTTCTCTATTGGCAAGGTCTGCCAGGAATTACCTTAAGAAACGGGGATTTAAGATAGAAGAGTTAGCTCGTAAAGGATGGGGATATTGTAACACAGGTAAGTATCTTGGATATATCATTATCCCATTTACAGAGCATGGGCAATTAACTTATTTCAATGCTCGATTATATATGGGCGCTGGTCCCAAATATAACAACCCAGAAGTAGATGTAACAGGTTTGGGAAAGAGTTTTATTATATATAATGCGGATGCTCTAGAAATATACCGAACCGTTTATATTTGTGAGGGTGCAATCAATGCTGAAACTTTGGGGGAGAATGGAATTGCAACCGGAGGTAAGGCCGTCAGCAGATACCAGGTAAACAAGTTCATCAAGAGTCCAGTTGAGAAGTTTATCATATTGATTGACCCTGATGCTAAAGATAAGGCATTAGACCTGGCCTTCAAGTTGGTACCCTTCAAAAAAGTAAAGGTGGTATTCTTACCAGATAATGAGGATGTCAATTCATTGGGTAAGCGAAGGACTTTAGAATATGTACGAGAGACGACATATCAGACTTATCAAGAACTTTTATCTATAAAATCACAGTTAAAATTATAATGGCACAACGAGAACCTTCTATACATATCTCTAAAACTTTATTCCGTAAATTATGGAAGGAAATGGGGGGTAGAGTATCTGAAGAATTCGTAGATGAGTTCTTCACTAAAGCCAGGCAATACTCTTTGGACCATCGTTCAGTGGTAGGAGAGGATAAAAGGGTACAAACTCAAGCTGTTCGTAGAGCTTCAGGAAGTATAGGAGATGCAAACTTATTAGCAGATATCATCTATTCTACTAGAGTCCAACTCAAACACATCGGAGTAACTAAAATAAAGCAAACAGATTTACAATGGGCATCAGTAAAAGAATTAGTACCTGTTGTAAACGAGTTCTGTCAAAAGTTTGGGTTTGAACCTCGTCAAGGATATATTGAGTTTGTAACAACTGGTATTAAGCTCATGTCTCAAGCAAAGAGGGTTAACTATAACTTCTGTGCTAATTGGTTACATCAGAGAGTTAATTGGATTATGGATGTATACGAAGCAGATAGAGAAGTAAAAGAAGATTCAGCTCCCCAGTATACCCGAGAAATATATGAATATTATACTAAAGAGATTCTTGACAGAATAGGGATTAACAATACTTACGATAAAAACCCTCAAGAGTATGTATGGTTTGTAAGAGCAAGAAAATTAGCCGATGAAGTTGGAGTTGACTATGAAACCTTTGTTCAAGCTCAGTTCTATGCTTTAGAATTCTGTAATGGTATACCTAAGATAGAAGATCTATCTAATGACAAGGCTAGACAAAGAGTTATTAATTACATGGCAAGATTTAATATAGTATCTCGGCCTAAATCGGAACATGTAGATTGGGATGCTTTCAAGAAATAAGGTATGATAACTATAACCATAAAGAACTGCAATGTTTGTGAATTATCTGGCCCTGCTAAGTTCACAAATAAGTTGTATGAAATGTTCCGGATTAAGCATCCGGACGCTTGGCATATAATGATGTATAGCAGGGCAAAGAACTGGGATGGTTACGTAAAATATATCTCTGATTATGGGCAATTCAAAATAGGTCTTCTAAATAGGGTTTACAATGAATGCCTTAAAACGGGACAGGAGGTTAAAATCATAGATAATAGACCCCAGTTAGGAGTTAAACCAGTAATTCCAACAATACTTGGAGATAAAGAATTACGGGAAGTACAAAAAGAAGCTCTAGAAAAGATTCTAAATAACCGAGTTGGAGATACTCCTTTTCTTATCTGTGCATCTGATTTGGCAGTTAATTTCGGAAAGACTTTGGTGTTCTGTGGATTACACCAGGCTTTCAAGAGGAAATTGAAAACTGTATTGTTGTTGAACAGTGCAGACTTATTTAAGCAGTTCAAAAAAGAGATTCCAGAACTGTTACCCGGTGAAAAGGTTGCATTCATACAGGGAAGTAAGTGCAATGACTGGGGTAACTTTAATGTGTGCATGGTACAGTCTCTTGCCTCAAATATAAGTAGGTACCAAAAATTCTTATCAGAAATAGATATGGTACTTATAGATGAGGCTGACGTGATAGATAATAAAACATATAAAACAGTAATACAACATCTATATAACTCTAGAATACGAGTAGGTTTGAGTGGTACCATCTACATGAGTAATCAGAAGAAGAAGTTAATACATAACCTGAATATCATGTCATTTATTGGTGATAAGGTTAACCAGATAAAATTAAGTGATATGATAGAGAAAGGGTATTCTACCCCTATTACTTGCAAGTTGGTATATGCTCCCTTTAAGTACTCTAAAGATGTGGATTACTCAACAGAATACAAGGAAGTGATATCAGACAATGTTAAAGCTTGGAAACTATCCCTTGGTCGTACCAAGTATAACATTGGTAGAAAGAGATTACCAGCTTTGATAGTATGTAAGTTTATAGGTCATTGTGAAAATCTTTACCGGTATTATGTTAAACATCTCGGGAATCAATACAACATACAATATGTACATCATAATACCAAAGGGCGTGATGAAATTCTACAAGCTTTTAGAGAAGGTAAAATCGATATACTAATAGCTACCACGATTATTTCTAGAGGTCAAAACTTCCCTGAATTAAAATATCTGCAGAATACTGCATCAATGGATTCTAATGAAAAATCTATACAGATATTGGGACGTCTTGCACGAACTCACATGAACAAGAAAAAAGCCTATCTTGACGATCTTCAATTCCCGGGTAATTATCTAAAGAGACATGGTAACCATAGACGAATGTATTATCAGAAAGAAAAATTAAAGGTAATCAGAGTGGAAGGGTAATACGCATATATGCGCACGTATATACCCACACTTATAACTCTATTAGTATTTAGTATACTAAATACTAATAGAGGTTTATATAGCTAAAGCTATATAAACTTATACTTAACTTACTTAGTAAGTATTAACTTAAGCTAAAGCTTAAATGCGCACGCACGTATAATGGTGAACCAGAAAGTTAGTGCATATACTATTCTACATCAATGACACTGAAATACCTATTAACTATCACTTGATATCAAACTCTCAAATATATGGCGAAGAAAAAGAAAGACAAGTTAAAGGAAGTAAGGAAGGAATTAGAAACCGGGGATATCTTTGAGCCCATAGATATCACCAAACTCGGTTCAGGTAACGACCCTTGTTTCGGTAAACACTACGACCTTTCAACCAAGGAGTGTAAGATGTGTGGGGATTCTGAACTCTGTTGCATTAAGTTCACAGCTCTCATGGGTAAGACTCGTAAAGAATTAGAAGCAGAAACCAAGTTCAAGGATTTGGAACCCTTGGTAGATATAGAGGGTTGCAAAAAGTATTACCGTAAACTGGTAAGGGAGAAATTAGGTAAGAAGGAAATACTCGATAAGCTTCAGAGTAAGTTCGAGTTATCACGAAAAGAAGCAAGAGACATTTATCGTAAATTCAACAGTAAATAACATGGTACAATTAGAGTTCACAAAGATTAGAGATGTTAAATCCCCAAACCGAGCAAATGATGGGGATGCAGGTCTGGATTTCTACATCCCAAAGTTATACATGGATGATATACTAAAGGTGGGAGAAAAACACGAGAGGGATTTCACTGGTATCAATCGTAGAATGTTCAGCAATGGCAGTCTGAAATTCAGGAGTATAGAAACCAATGGGATATGTGTAGAAATCAGTCCTGGTGGAAGAGTACTAATACCGTCCGGAATAAAAGTTCTTATCAATCCCAAGGAATCTATGCTAATGGCAGCAAATAAATCAGGAGTTGCTACTAAAGATGGGTTGACTTTTACTGCCGAGATAGTAGATAGCCCATACACAGGAGAAATGCACATAGGTATTCAGAATGCCTCAAATGAACCCGTGTACATACCTTTATGGGAAGATAAAAAGATAATGCAATTCGTACACGTTCCCATCATACTCTCAACACCGAAAGAGATTACCAATGAGGAGTATGAAGAGAAAGCAAAGAACTGGGGAACAAGAGGAGATAAGGGATTTGGTGCACACGATAATAAGTAAGACCATGGATGATAATATAAGGGGATTCCCAGGTTATCACATTACTAAAGAGGGAAAGTTATATAGGTATGGTAAGTTACTAAAAGTTTATCACCATCATAGGTATTTGAGATGTAAGTTACATAACGGTAGTATAAGTAAAAATGTCAAGATACATAGATTGGTAGCTGAAGCTTATATACCTAATCCTAATAACTTACCTATAGTAATGCACTTGGACGATAATCCATTAAATAATATCGTAAGTAACTTGAAGTGGGGGACCCATAAAGAGAATAGGTATTTAGCTATTGTAAATTGTAAATTACCAAGACTTATAGGTAAAAACAATCCATGCTATGGATTGAGAGGTAGTAAAAATCCCAACGCTAAATTAAAACATGAGGATAGGGTAAAGATAAAAGAGTTACATGTAAAAGGAATAAGTGCTAGAGAAATACGTAACAAGTACTTTCCTAATGTATGCGAAGAAACTATACGAAGAACAATTAACCAAGGTTTAATCTAAAAAATACCCGCTTTGGATTCACGTGATATAAAGGAAGAACCGGGAATTATTCCCGACCATAAGTATCTCGAAGAGATATATCAAATGCAAAAGAACCTCTTGTCTGGGTATATAGGCATAGAGGGGTTACCACAATATCCGGTAGACATCAATACAAAGGCTTCTCAAACCTTGTTAAAGGACTTTACTGCAAGGGTTATCGAGGAGTTATCAGAAGGCTATGAGTCCTTCGAAAATGTAATGGACTTATTCGAGGCCAACCATTCAAAATTGGTACAAACCCATGGTGATTGTATAGAGTATACGGAGATACTCAATCACTTACAGAATGCTAATGAAGAGAATGCAGATGCTATCCACTTCTTTATCGAACTTTTGATATATGCCAATATCCAACCCGAGGATATTATGGCATACATGGTGAAGTGGGTAAAGGACAACAATTGTACTCAATCAGTAGTAGATTCATTAAACAAGAACCATGACGATATCCTGCGTACAGCCATGAATCTTGGAGTAATGTGGATAATGGACGAAGGCGATATCAGTGTTATATTTCATAACAATGCCACAGACCTAACTAAGTGGTATGAGAACATGGATTCGGAAACACATCTGGATTATAACACAAAGTTACTCGAGGGAGGTAGATACTTAAATCATGTGGAGTACTCAGTAAACTACCCATATCTGTTATGGAAGATAACCCATCATCTGAACATTGCTCGTAACTTCCTGAAGAATAAACCATGGAAGCAATCCCAGGTAATGACTCAGGAGTTAAAGTATCAGTCAGAATTAGTGAAGGCCTTCATTTACTTCTGCGGATATTTGGGATGGATAGGTATGGGTTCAGATGATGTATTCTACATCTATTTTAAGAAGAACCACATAAATATCTTCAGACAAAAGTCGCTATACTAATTAGATATATGGCCAACCAGATATTACTAAATTTACTATTAATTCTTGGTAATAGTATTATGGTAGATGAAAGTTAGTAATATAGATGGTTGGCCAGGTTACTATATCAATAAGAGTGGTAGATTATATAGTAATAAGAGAGGTAAATGGACACGAATTAGAGGTGAGTTATGTAATAATAGGATACAGTATAGGTTATACAAGAGGATAAATATAGACTTATTAGGGAATAAGAAACACTCTTGGGGTATAGATACTAGTACAAGTAGATGGTTTAAAGCATCCAGATTAGTAGCTATGGCTTATATACCAAATCCTAATAACTACCCTGTAGTATGCCATAAAGATAATAATCCTTTGAATAATCATGTAAGTAATTTATACTGGGGAACCCAGAAAATGAATATTCAACAGGCCGTTAGGGAAAAGAGATTTACACAATTTGCTAAGAGGGGAAAAGAAAATCCCATGTATGGCAAGAGGGGTAAGCTAAGCCCTTTTTATGGTATACCCAGAAGTAGCGAAACAAAAAAATTAATTTCCATAGCCAATAAAGGTAGAAAGGTAAAAGAAGACACAAAGCTAAAAATTTCAAATACCCTAAAATCTCTAAAGAGGGGGAAAACAGTGCCTTTAAGAGATGATATTATAAAGTTAAGATATGAGGATAAATTATCACAATCGGCTATAGCTGAGATATTAGGGTTACATCAAACAGCTATTAGTAAATTTTTAAGAAACTATGAACATAGTAAAGAGTAAGAGCCCAATCGAAGCTTGGGAAAAGATACTGGAAAACTTCTTAATCAAGAAACCAGACTGGTTTTGTGAGGGAGTTGGTTATAACCTAACCGATTCTCTTTTTACATACGACTTGATGGTAGAAATAGCTGATGCTAAATTCGACCCAGACTTCGACTTCGGTAAGATGTTTGGTTATACCATGACCAAGTGGACTGGGCTGATTACTAACTACCTTGATTTGGATGTGCTTGACCAGGCTAAACTGATGATAAGGAAGTTAGAAGAGAATAAGACAGTAAACAGGAATTATCACATTGGGTTCCATTTTGCTGACAATCATGGTAGTGGCAAAGGTTGCTTAGTTGGTGGTATATTCTCTCGTAAGATTGGAGTGGAAAACCCCGAGATAACTGTAATACTACGTTCTTCAGAGATAGTTACAAGGTTACCAATAGATATACTGTTATTCTGTCGTATGGGTCAGTATATATATGGCCATGATAACTTCTCGTTAAAGTTGGTTATCAAAGCGGCTTGGGCAAATGATACTACCATACTGTTATATCAGAATCGCAAGGACATAAAGGAGTTTTTGAAAGAAAACTGTAGTGATGAGGTACGTAGAAAGAAGATACGTAAATCTCTCAAAAAACTTATGACAAGTGATGAAGCAGGTTATAAAACCTATGGTAACAGTTTCAGAGCTTTCAAGGTATTAAGGAGAGATTTGGGGTATAAACAGAAATCTATGTTAGCCTCGGCCTTAGAAATTGGAGATTGGGATGGTATCCCATTACCCGAGGTATGCCCATCTATCCTCAAGCGTAATATGATAAAAAAGACCTACTTAAAGTTTACAGAAAAGTATGGTCTCAAACTAAAGCTTGAGGAAAGTGGGGAAAAGAAAAGGAAGAAGTTAATATCATTCTCTTCTTCAGAGGAAGATGATATGGAAGACGGTGAATTAACTCCTGAAGCCGATGAGTAAGTTCAAGTTAAAGAATAACCTGTTGCAGTTCAAAACAAGTATGAAAGCTTGGGAGGGACTCAACAGGTTATTCCTGTTCAATACCCCCGGTTTGGATATTGAAAGAATTGGTAAAGCACAGTACTTAAATGATTTAGTCATTTATATTAAAGAACCTCTGGTAGACCCCGAATTTGATTTTGGTAGGCACTTCAACTACACTTCGGCTAAATGGAAGTCTCTGGTAGCAAACTATGTGGATGAAAATGGTCTGATTGATTTAAGACAGGAAGTAGTAAAAGCCTTAAACTCAAGGAAGATATTTAACATAGGCTATCAGTTTGACAATAAGCATGCTCATGGTAAGAATTGCTTATTGTCTCTAACTGTATCAAAGAAAGCAGGCATGGATTACCCCATGATAACGGTATTCATGAGGGCATCCGAGGTAACTAAAAGACTTATCTGTGACCTACTACTGATTCAAAGGATAGGAGAATACTTATTCCCCACTGGACATAAATTCCATGTATCAATACACTTCAGTCAGATATTCAATGATGATACGGTATTACTAATGTATCATGCTCATGAAGACCTATTAAAGCTTAGTGATAAGCTTGGTATATATGATGGTAACTGGTATGAGCGGTTGAAGTATCTACTTAAAGTAGACCCTGACAAGATAAAGTATAAGGTACATAAAAGAGCTTTGAAAGTACTCAGACCTGAGTTGTTCAAATATCCCAAAACCCTGGCAAAGGATTGTACACTCGGTAGTGAAGACTGGCTACCATTCTAAGATAGGGAAGTCTATTGAATTGCAAATATCAATGCAATGAAAATAGAAGTAAAGAAATCTCCTTACACCAGTAAACTCGGAGGAGATATAGATATAACGTTAGTAGAGTAACTATTGGGAATTGTGTAAAACTATTCAAACAAAGATGATATGAGAATATATTCAAATCCTTACGAATTGATGTCTGAGACGGCAAGAAATTTGTATGAGATGGGTAATGAGGTAAAACCCCGTACCTATCAGAATAAAGTTATCGAAGGTAAAGATGACTTCATTACCAAAGAACTTATATGCGAGCAATACTGTTTGACTCACCTGGAAGACCCGGCCCCTTTATTTGTATTCACCAAATCTAAAGATTGGGCAGAGGCTGAGTTCCAGGAAAGAATACACCCGGGACAAATTAACCCGGGTGAAGCATGGAAATTGCGTCCCGAAATATGGGAAGAGTTCCTGGTAGATGGTAAGTACTTCGACTACACCTATTCGGAGAGAATGAATGAGGTAGTAAGGTATAATGGGATTGTAATGACCAAGTTACAGGCTGTCATAGGTCTGCTCAAGGATGATAATGATACCCGTAAAGCTATACTTAATATCTATGGTGAAGATGGGCAGGTAGAATGTTCTGATGCCGAAAACCTGGATGGTAAGATGCGTATACCATGCTCTATGTATTACGACTTCCTTATCCGGGAGAACGCAAGGGGTGAAAAGCAACTGAATATTTGTTATCACCAAAGGTCATCCGATTTTGTAACTCATTTTGGAAATGATGTATACTTGGCATGGAAACTAATGGAATACGTAGCTAGAGAAGTGGGTATCAAACCTGGTTATCTCTATCATACTATTGATAGTTTGCATAGTTATAAAAAGGACTGGGTAAAACTAAAAACTTCTATCCAGACCGAATTAAGGTAACAAAGAAGGTAACGGTAATTGGTCTTAGTTTCTTTTCTGTCATACCGAGATTAGTAGTAAAGGCCGTTACCTTCAACCGGACCCATAGCTCAGTTGGTTAGAGCAGCGGACTCATAATCCGAAGGTCGGGGGTTCAAGCCCCTCTGGGTCCACTAATGAATCTTTACTTTGCGCTGTGGACAACGAGTCCTGATTCATTCCCAGGTACTGGACGGTAGGGATATAGACTGGTACCTAATTTACGGAAGTAGCACAGTCCGGTTAGTGTACTTGCTTTGGGAGCAAGGGGTCGCAGGTTCGAATCCTGTCTTCCGTACAGGGCTATAGCTGGGTTATAACAGGAGATACGACCTCCAGCTAGCAATGGGCAATAAACTGGTACGAGATACCAAAATCCCATAATTAAAGTCGAAGGCTATAGCATTAGGAGATGAGTTACTGTTCTTCGCTCATCTCCCCTTTTTATAAAAGCTCGGATGGTGAAATAGGTAGACACGCCGGACTTAAAATCCTGTGACCAGTAATGGTCGTGCGGGTTCGATTCCCGCTCCGAGTACATGATTTTATAATTCTTATGAAAGGAGACATTATATATAACTTGATAAAACTTCTACAAAATAAAGAAGTTGGTCAGACATTTAGGTATACTTACTTACAAAGTACAGGAGCTAAGACAGCATATTTATATTGGTTATGCTGTCTTCTTTGTAGAGCAGGGTATATAAAAAGAGTAAAGAACGGTATCTTTCAAGTAGTAAAGAATACATCAGACTTAGGGTCATGTAAAAATCTATTCTATACTGCATATAATAAGAATAAACATGGAGTCAAGATATGACATAATCAAAAGTTTCTCACAAGTCAAGCGGCTTGTGAAAGCTTGTTTGAAAACCGGCATAGCTTCCGTCGACTTCGAGACAAATGCAGAAGGTATTTATAATAAAACCTTCAAACCCACAATTTTATCTGTAACCTTTCAAGTTGGTTCTGGTGTATCTATTCCATTATGTCACCACGAATATGAAAACCCTCATTGGAAACGTTGGTTAAAGTATTTTGGTAGAAAGGTGGTTGAGAATCCCAATATAACTAAAGTGGGATGGAATCTGAAGTTTGACCTTCAGATATTCGAGTTGTATGGGATATATGTTAGAGGTACTGTTCTGGATGGAATGCTTATGAAGTATCTTCTAAATGAAGAGAAACCCAATGACCTGAAGTCAATGGTTAGAAGGTATCTACCAGAGCATGGCGATTACGAGAAGGCAGAGAAGTTTGACAAGATACCTTGGGATAAGAAACCCTTGGAACCATTATGCAAGTATGGTTGTCAGGATACCGATTATACTCTTAGGTTAGCTATGTTCTTTGAAAGTAAGCTAATAGAGATTGGCATGTACCCCTTGTTTAGGCATTTGATTATGCCAGCTTCTAGGGTATTGCAGCATGCTGAAAAAACCGGATTATACCTCGATAGGAAATTCAATCAGGAACTGCTTGAATCTTACAAGCCAAAGATTGAACAAGCAACTTCTAATTGCTTGAATCTTCCACGAGTGAAAAAATTCTCTAGATGGCTTGTTCAAGAAAGAATAAGCAAGTACCTTGCATCTATTGAAAGTGAACTTGAAGACCTGGATTATCATAACCCAAAGGACGCACGGAAAATAGCAAGCAGGGAGCAAAAAATATCCAATATCCGAGCAGGTGTATTCACCACTAAAAAAGAATTGGAATTAACCCGAGAAGTAAACTTGGGAAGTACAATTGATTTACCTCTACTGTTGTATTCCGAAAAGGGGTTCAAATTCCCTATCATAAAATATACCAAGGATAAGAAAACTAACCGTGATACCGATAAGCCGAGTACCGATGAGGATACGTTGGTAGAACTTCGATTAACGGTTAAAGACCCTGAAAGTCCCAAAGCAATCTTCCTGGATAATCTTCTCGAGTTGAGAGGGTTAAAGAAAATGTATACAACCTATATTGAGGGATGGCATGATAAAGTTCAGGATGATGATAGAATTCACGGGCAATTCAAAATTATTGGTACTACTTCTGGCCGATTAAGTAGTTCTGAACCTAACCTCCAACAAATACCCAAAACTTCGGTAGATGCTAATATCAAGAAACAGTTGGTAGCTCCCAAAGGGAAACTATACATGGCACTTGACTACTCTCAGGCAGAGTTAAGAATCATGGCACATCTTTCAGGGGATGAGACTTATCTTGAAGCATTTGCCAAGGGACAGGACCCTCACCTTGCTATTGCAGCAAATAAGTATGGTGTATCGTATGAGGAAGCAAACAAAGCTTACAGTGATGAACAACATCCCGATTATAAGCTTTGGAAAAACCGAAGGAAGCAGGCAAAGCAGATATGTTTCGGTATTATATATGGTATTCAGAAGAAACTGCTTGCAGTTAAACTATCTGACCCAAAAGCTGGTATTATCGTAACACCAGATGAAGCTCAGCAACAGTTGAATGAGTTCTTCCAGGAGCACCCGAAGATTAAGAAGTTCATGATTAACCAGGAGAAGGTACTGATAAAACATGGATATATTAAATCTTTGTTCGGTAGGAAGAGAAGGTTACCCCAGGTATATTCGGATAACGAGCAGGAAGCAGCATACGCAGTACGATTATCGGTTAATATGCCATGTCAATCAGCTGCATCAGATATGACTCTGTTTGCATCCATACTTAATTATTGGAAGATGAGGCAGGGTATACTTCCTTACATGCCCGAGACATGCACCGTTCACGATGCAGTTTATTATCTCGCTGACCCACAGGATGTTAACGTGTGGGTAGTATATAATATTTGGGAAACTTGCCGTAACCCCGATACTAAAAAATACTTTGGATTCGAGATAAACGACGTGAGTATGTCGATGGATATAACTATAGGTAGATCAATGGCAGAAGAGTTACCATTTATACCTGGGTATGATTACAATAAGATGTTTGAACCAGATTTCAATACTGATGAATACTTAGAAGAACACCGTAAGTATAAAAACATAGACATTAGTGAATATCCAAAACTCTATAAAAAAGAGATAAAAGAGTTTGAACAAAAGTTTTATAAAGTACATGGATAGATTTATACCTAATGTACCGGGATGTAGTAAATATCATATATCTAAAAACGGAAAGTTGTACTCTATATTCAGTGGTACCTGGAAAGTGGTAAAACCCGTAATAAGGTCAGATGGGTATGTACATAATTTACTAACAGATGATAATGGTAATAAAGTTAAATTCTATAGACATAGGTTAGTAGCTATGGTATACATACCAAACACAAATAATAAGCCTCAAGTATGTCATAAGGATAATAATCCTTTGAACAATAAGGTTAGTAATTTATACTGGGGTACCAGAGAAGATAATATGAGACAATGTATATCAGACAATAGATTCTATTTTGTTGGTAAATATCGTAAGAAGTCGGTCGATGAAAGTGGTATAGTTAAGAAGTATAAAGATGGAGTATTAAGAAAGTACATACTTAAAGAATATAATATATCTACTGGAGTATTCTATGATGTACTTAGGTCACACGGTATAATACCAGATAGGTATGGAAAAAAGGCAAAAGATAGTACGTCTATCCCAGATTAAGAAAAACACACTAAAGATTCTATTTCAAGGGAAAACCTATGAGATTGATTTAGACCAGGAACTCATGATTGATGAGAACCTGGTCAATCAGTCTTTACGTAGAAGTCCATCTAATTATGCTCTATTGGTGATGGTAAGGGATAGGCTTATATATAAAAGGGATAGACTTGAAAAGGCAAAAGATCAGGCTTATAGTAAGGCATGGCTTTACTATAAAGAATCAGGTAATGTAAACAATGACGCAGCAGCTCATAAAGCAGAGAACAACCAAGCTTATCAGGGAGCATTGAAAAGATATATGAAGGCTGAGTACAATGCGAGTAAAATGATAAGTATATGTAAAGCTTACGAATCACGAGAGAATATTTTAAGAACTGTATCAGCAAACTTACGTAAACAACAGTAAATATGTCAAGAATTGAGTTAGACCTTATTTCGGTCAAAGAAGCAAAGGAGTTGAATGGTAAACTGAACGGTTTAGGAACTCCCACAGGAAGTCGAGTACTTATTGTATCCCCAGTAGTAACTGCAGATACCAAAACCAAAGGAGGACTCTATATCCCTCAGGAACATGATAAAGATACAGTACCCCGCAAGGGAGTAGTAATTCAGGTAGGACCCATCACTGATGAACAATGTGAAGAATATCCTGGTCTTCAGGTTGGAGCGGTAGTTACTTACGGTCTGTATGCTGGTAAAGAACTAGATGTAGTAGACCTTCCCAATCAAGTAACAACTATATTATCTCTGAACGAGATACTTTATATCGAAACCAATAAATAAAGCCATGAAAAAGGAAAAAACAACCAAGAAAAAGGGCAGTGTAATGACTACCCGAGAAAAGATGCTTGCCAGGAAGAAGGACCTGGAAAAGCGTAGTGGAGGTGGTGGAATAATCTACCCGAAAGAGGGAACTACCCGAGTACGTATCAAATCCCGTGGTGCAGACGAGGAATTGGGAATCGAGATTATTCAATTCTATCTTGGACCAAAGGAGGGAGGTATTATATCTCCGGCAACTTTCGATGAGCCATGTCCTTTCATGGAGAAGTTCCAGGAGCTTAAAAACTCCGACGACCCAGATGATAAGGCATTAGCATCGAAACTGGTACCGAAGAGAAAGTATCTCATCGGGGTACTTGGGTACAAAGATACTAAGGGTAAGGAAATTGACCCCGACCGGGTAGATAAACCCATGATGGTACCACGTTCGGTATATCAGGATATTATAGACCTTTACCTCGATGAAGAGGACTGGGGGGATATGACTGACCCTGTAGAGGGATACGATATCAAAATCACCCGTACTGGTACCGGTAAGAATGATACCAGCTATTCGGTATCACCTTGCCAGAAAACCAAGCTGGACAAGAAGTATCGGGGAGAGGTGGACCTGGAGAAAGCAATCCGGGCAAATATCCTTTCCTACGATGAGCTCGAGGAGAAGCTGGCTTCATTCCTCAATGAGGGGGATGATGATGAGGATGAAAGACCACGTAAGAAGTCCTCTTCCAAAAGCAAGCTAGCAGACAAGAAAAAGAAAAAGGGAAAGAAATATAAGAGTGATATCTAAGATTTTCTAGATATATACCTAAAGTAGGAGTGGGGTATAGTTTATATCCCACTCTTTTCATATTATAAATTACAAGTATGGCAAGAAAACCTAAAGCTACCCGAAAATCGGGAGGTAAGAAGTTTAAGATACCCACACAAAATGAGATACTCAAGAAATATGGGTCATCTCTCCAATTAAAGGCTAGTACCATAAATCATCATGGATTATGGATTCCATCCACATTCTTTGCTCTCAATTATCAGATGGGTGGTGGTGTACCATTCGGGAAGATAATTGAAATCATGGGAGAAGAATCCTCGGGTAAGTCCCTGATAGCTTACAACTTTGCTTATGCTGCACAACAACTCGGTGGTCATGTAATATGGGTGGATGCAGAACAAGCCTGGATGAATTCATGGGCAGAGGAAAATGGTCTGGACCCCGAACGAGTAACAGTACTGAATGATACCAGAATAGAAACTATTTCGGATGCTATTGCTGATTTAGCCATATACTGGAGGTCAAAGTTAACTAACAATGAACCCATCATAGTTGTGATAGATTCAATAGCAGCCCTGGATTCTATAGAAGCCATTGATGCAAAGATGGCGGATAGCAAGGCCGAGATGGGAAACCGGGCAAAGCAAATCTACAAGATGTTCCGAATAAGGAACGAATTGTTCTATCGACTCGGAGTAACCATGGTATGTATCAATCAGTTGCGCAGTAAACTGGGCGCAGGTTTTGGTCAAGATACCAGTACAACTCCTGGTGGTGCAGCACTCAAGTTTTATGCTTCAATACGATTAGCATTCTACTCAGGTAAAACTCTCAAGATTAAGTATAAGGGTAAGGAAAGACGAGCAGGTAAATATGTAACTGTTCAGATGAAAAAGAATAAGGTATCTCCTCCTCGGGAAACTATATCCAAAGCTCCTATATATTTTAACCCAAAGTATCACGAAGTTGGCTTTGACAGATACTTCTGGTTAGAAGAGTCTTTAGAGGATGCTGGAGTAATAGAGAAGCTCGGTGGTGGAACATATATGTTCGAAGGAAAGAAACTGTGTCGAGGAGAAGAGGCTTTCCATAGGTTAATAGAGGAAGATGGTGAGTTAAGGAAAAAGCTGTTAAAGGCTGCCGGAATAAATACCATAGGAACCACTAAGCGAAAGCTCAAGAAGATTACACGAAACATGTTCCCTGTTGATGCAGACTTAGACTATGAATCTCAAATAGAATCTGAAGATGCAGAAGAAGACGAATACATCCCGGACGAGGGGTAGAAAACCGAGGATGCTTATGGTAGTGGACGGGAGTAATCTTGCTCACCGTTCATACCATAAGTTTAAGAATCTTAAAGCCAACAATGGAGCTGGTACCGGGTTGGTGTATGGGTTCTTAAGAATCCTCGGTTCATACTTAACTCGGTTTAAACCAAGCCATGTAGTAATTACATTCGATACTCATGAGAGCAAAGAGTCTAATTTCCGTAATGGTCTACTCGAGGGTTACAAAGCACATAGGAGTAAGATAAGTATGGATTATGAAGATTTCAATAAACAGCTATCACTGTTGAGAAGGATTCTAAGGTTACTCGGAGTTCAGATGATTATCGATAGAAAAGGCTTGGGATATGAATCTGATGACTACATTGCTTGGTTGGCAATAAACCACCCAGGTAAATCTCTCATAATATCCTCTGACAAAGACTTCTGTCAATTACTCGACAAAAGAGTCAAGATATTCAATCCTAACAAAGATACCCTAATTCTTAGTCAAACTTGTAAGGATATAATGGGTTACTCTGCTGAGGAATGCGTTGACTACCTAATACTTAATGGAGATAAATCGGATGATATACCCGGTTATTATGGTATGGGAGAAGTGAAGACTAAAGCTTTCCTGAAACAATATGGGAGCATAGCAGACTTCATAGATGCAAAAGGAGCAGAATTCAAGGGCATTGAAAGGGACCAGCTAGAAGAATTATACAAGAAGAACAAGTCTCTTATAGACTTGAGAACCGCATTAACTCTTCATCCTATCAAGAAAGTCCCTTGGGTAAAAGGATGTACTAATAATATAAGGAAAGACAGGTTATTCATGGTACTTGACAAGTTTAACTTAAGGTCTTTCAAGATACCCGATTTTTTGGAACCTTTCAAAAAACTACAACATTATGTACAACGGTAGGAAATATCAAATTATGTTCACCGGTGTTTCTGGGGTTGGAAAAACAACCATTGCCAAGGAAGTAGCGGATATGTTAAAGATACCTTTCATATCCGGGTCATATTCGGACTTGGTACCTGAAACAAGAGACATGCCTCATGCTGATATGATTCAGCAAGATGCCAGTACAGTATTTGCTCAGGATATGCAAGTACTTAATCTGCGTAACAAAGCTTTCAGGGGAGAAGATAGCTTTGTAACTGACCGGTCATACTTTGATTCGGCAGCATACTTCATCAACAAACTTTCTCACAGGATAGCCGAATGCGACTTAGACCATGCAGTAGACTTATGTCGTATGTTACTGGGTCAACAGTGTACTCACCTAATTTTCATACCTTTCTCAGCAAACTTCTTCAATGAGTGGGTAACAGAAGATAATGGTAAACGAGTATTATCTCGGTATTATCAATTCCAGGTATCTCAGGTAATGTATGGTATACTTGACCTGTGGGGATATAAACCCGACCCAAATATACTCCAGTATGTAAATGGTATACCTAATACCGGTACACTGGAAATCATGGGCTACAAGATAAAGGTCATGATACTGGATGAGATGAACTACGAGAAGAGAAAACACCTTATCAAGAAATTTCTTCAGTTATGAAGGTGATAGGTATAGTATTCTCCGATTTGCACTTAGGGGAATTCTCTAAGTTCAACGAGGATAACAAGAGGACCCTAAGTATTTTCAGGGTCCTCTCTTTGATTAAAGACTTATGTATTAAGTATAAATGCCCGGCATTCTTTTGTGGGGATTTTATGCACCGTCCAGAATATATAAGTACTTCACTTGATGAAATTATAATTGAACAGTTCGAAGAGTTAAATAGGTGCGAGGAATTTAACATATATGGTATATCTGGAAACCATGACCTACAGAAAAGCAATTCGATAACTAATCAATCTCCATCACACTGGGCAAACTTATGTCGTAGGTATTCGTTCTTACATAATCTGGACTTCTCTTATCATGAGTTTGATAAGTTCAGAGTAGTAGGTATTCCCTATTTAGACCACAATAAGGGGTTAGATGGGTTAATCAAAGCTGAGTTGAAAGAAGCCATGTTAAAGCCCACAATTCTATTATTGCATACTGACTACCCGGGAGCTAAAGATACCGACAACACTGAAGTTGGAACAGTAGAGAATTTGAATGTGAATTTACTATCTAAATTCAAACTGGTATTGATAGGTCATATACATAAACCACAGAGACTCGGAAAAAAGATATACATGGTAGGAGCTCCACTACAACAGAGGAGAACAGACCGCAATTGTAAACTGGGATATTGGAAAATATATGAAGACTTCTCAATGGAATTTAAGCCATTCAAAGGCTTTCCTAAATTTGTGGACGTGTCATCAGAAGATGAAATTAAAGATGATGGTAATTATTATACTGTCATTGCTAGCAAGTCTCGGATTATGGCGGTGGAAGATACCCCGCAAATAACCAGGGAACTTACTAAGAAAACGATGGTAAGGAGGTATATGAGGGCAAAAGGTATAAAAGACCAAAATAAAAAGGCCACATTATTAAAAGTAATTAAGGAGGCAGAATGATACAGTTTGGCAATATTATAGTCGATGGCTTCTGTTCCATATCTCATTTGGAATTAAACCTAAGTTCAAAGGGAATAACCGTAATTCGAGGAGCTACAGGAGAAGGTAAGACTACCATCTTATCCGCTTTAGTTTGGGGTGCTTATGGTAAGAATCTAAAAGGTAAGTCAGATGTGAATACCTGGGAGAAGTATAGACCCAAATCCTATCAGGGAACTAAGGTAGAAATATACTTTGGTAAGAATGGTAAAACTCACAAAATAACCAGATGCCTTAAGTATAAAGGTGAAGTGAATGGAGCCAAGGGTAAAGATAGACTTATATATGAGATAGATGCTGTTGAAGTACAAGAGAAAAGTAAGGGGGAGATACAGGCGCTTATAGTCGCTGATTTGGGTATGTCGTATAGCCTTTTTATGAATTCAGTACTATTCGGTCAAGGTATGAAAAGACTGATACAAGAATCTTCTTCAGACAAGAAAGAATTGTTTGAGGAGATTTTTGAGTTGGAATACATATCTAAAGCTAGGGATATTGCTAAGGGCTACTATACAGAAGCTCTGAAAGAGTATCAGAATATCTCTCAAAGATATAGAACATTAGAGGATAAGAAACAGTCCGTTCAAAGGATGGTTGATGACCTAAAGAAACAGGCTAGTACTGTGAAAGATGACATCTCTTCAAAGGTTAAAGTTCTTGAAAAGAGATTATCACTGCTAGCTAAGGCCAAAAAATCAAGTGAGCTTAAGGAGACAGTAACTCAGAAAAACCGAATCGAACAGAGGTTATCAGATGCAAAGGAGAGTCAAAGGGGTATTATCAACAAGATAAATGATGCCAGGAAGAAAACCAAGGTATCTCTAGAAGATTTCATTGAAGGAATAATAAAGTTATTGAAGAGGGGTGATATTAAGAACTCTTTGAAATGCCTAATCGAGGTAAAGAAAGCCTTTGGAGATATCGAAAGGTTACAAGGTAAATATTCCAAGATATCCGACAGAATATCTGGTTATCGAGATGAACTGGAAGAACTCAGGGATAAGGAGTATGAAGTAAAGAAGATACAAAGAGAGATAGAACAAGTAGAAGCTGAAATAAAAAGACTGTCATCAGAAAAAAAGGTGGGAGTTAACAAGGGCTTAATAACCAAGTATAAATCCCAGCTTTTAACCATAACCAAGAAATTATCCACCGTAGAAGAAAGGATGGAAAGTCAGAAGGAAAAGGTTGATAATTATAAATGGGTAATGGATGACCCCCTTGGGAACAGGGGTATAAAAGCGTTCTTATTCGAGAGTTCAATGGATATTCTGAATGAAACCCTTGAATCATATTCAGACGTACTTGGGTTCAGTATCCTATTCTATGTAGATATACAAGGAGTAAAGAAGGACTTCAATACCCAGATAATTATGGATGGTATAGAAGTATCATACGAGGAATTATCAGGAGGGCAAAAACAATTAGTGAACTTAGCTATGGCATTTGCTATGAACGAGGTGATGACAAAAGCTAAGGGTTTAAACATAGCCTTCTTGGATGAAGTGTTTGAAAACCTAAGTTCAGAATATGTAGAGTTGGTTATAGGGTTAATTCGCAAGATATATAAAGACAAAACCTTATACTTAATTTCTCATCAGGAATCATTGCCAATTCCCAATGCCAGGGTGCTTACGGTGACCAGAGAAAGGGGCCTTTCACAATACCATTAATGACTATTGGTTACAAAAGATATAACTATGGAGAGTAATATAGCCAGTTATCATAACTATCACGTAACTCAAACTGGTGAGGTTTATAGGATAGGTAAAGATAAACCATTATATCAAGGATTGGCTGGTAGAGATAATAAGATTAAATACAGAATAGTAACTCTGGTAAATAAAGATGGTCCTAGAAAGTTTAAGGTGCACAGATTAGTAGCTTTAGCTTATATACCTAATCCGAATAATAAACCTTGTGTATGTCACAAGGATAACAACCCATTAAATAACCGAGTAAGTAACTTGTATTGGGGAACTCAAAAAGAGAATCAACAACAGATGTCTATAGATGGACATAGCATAAAAGGAAAAAAGTTGTGGGAAGGTAGGAAACACCCTATAAAAGGAAATACTGGTACCAAATCTCCCAATCATAAGTTAACCATGAATAAAGTGAGAAATATAAGAAAATTACATTTAGAGGGTTATACTAGTAAGTACTTAACTGAAAGGTTTGGTATAAGTAAAAGTTCGGTAAGTAAAATAATAAATAATAGACAATGGCCCGAAGAGTAAATTCAAAAGCAAAAGGCAATAGGTTTGAAAGGGTGGTATGTAAATCATTTCAAAACTGGTCCGGATACGAATTTTCTAGAACTCCCTCTAGTGGTGGATTGAGATGGAAGAAAGCAGACAATATATCATCAGATGTAATATGTTCTGACCCAAAACACTCTAAGAAATTCCCATTTAGTATTGAAGTAAAAAATTATCAAGAGATTAAGTTCGAACATATCCTACTAGGACTAAAGAGCTGCAAAATTATATCTTTTTGGGAACAGGCCACAAAGGATGCTAAACGTGCAGGAAAAATACCCATACTTATCATGCGGTATAATTCTATGCCAAAAGGTGAAGCTTTCTTTATTGTGGAAGCTGGGGAAATAGATTCGTTCCTTATGAACAATTGCTCAGAACTTTCCCGAATGGAGATAAAAACCCTGAAAGTACATTTAGCTGTGTACATGTTCAAAGAGATACAACGATTGGTAACATATTCTGACGTATTCAAATACGCTCGTAAATTGAACAAGTAATATGAAGACCCCCTATATATACTGTATATTCAGGCTTGACAGGAAATTCTACAAGAGAATCAACTCGGATTTGAAATGCAGGGGGTACAAACATGTGAAAGCCATAGTACCAACTATAAGTGTACTTAAGAAGTCACGAAAAGGTAATAATGAGTACGAAGATGTACCATTACTGTTCAATTACGGATTCATAAAGATGAAGTCTGAAAAAGCCTTTGACAGATATTACCTAAACAAACTAAAGAAAGATATCCCAGGCATAATATCATTCATGAAGTCTTTGGATTACAGACCCAAAAGAAAGAGGTTGAGAGTAGATAATGCCGAAGACTTTGATGATTATTCCGTAGTAGCCACTATAACTAAGGAAGAGGTAAAAAAGTATCGTAGAATGTCCCGGGCAAATAAGATATTCTCGGTAAATGATATTACAAGAGTTGGTATTGGGGATTATGTTGTATTGAGGGGATATCCATTTGAGGGAATACCAGCCATTATACTTGAAAGTAATCTTACTACTAAGATGATGCTGGTGAAGTTATATCCTGAAATGGATGGTAGCTTGGAGATAGAGGTACCAATGGAGAATGTACTATATTCAGCCTATCATGAATCTGATGAATACAAAATGTACTCGGCTGATTATGAGGTTGATTTATCCCAAATCCCTGATGGTAGTACTGAAGAGATTCTAATGAACAAACAATACTAAATATGGAACGACATCAAGAATTGGCTTGGGACTGTTTGACCGAGCAAGAGAGGGCAAGCCTTATGTTTATACAAGGCAAAGGCCTATCAACTTGGGAAGCTGGAGAAATTCTCAAGATGTCTCATTACAAGTATTTAGAACTAAAGGCTAGAGCTGAGAAGTTCTTCAAACTATTCTCCGATTACTTTGAACTACATCCATCATTAGTAAACCCTCAATCTCCTATAGAGCCAAGGTTCAGGGATTATCTATTCGGGGCCATAGTTAAAAGACTACCCAAGGAGGAAGCTAAGATACACTCAGGAGATTCTTCATGGTTATTGACTTCGATAACCAATCCCCGTATCATAAAGAACATGAAAAGGCTGAAGGAATCAGAGAATAAATGGGACAAAGACCTTTATGCTCTGATTCTTGAGTTTGATAGGTGGAACAACTATCGAATAATGCCTCGGGTATTGCAAGCTCCTACTGCATATAAAAGGAGGTCTACCAAGAAAGATAAGGTGTATCTGTCCTACTTACACAGAATCCCAGACTTCAAGATAAGGCAGTTAATAACCGAGTATTGGAAAAATGGACCCTCAAGTAGGAGATACTTTACAGCCATTGTATCAGAAGAACTCTTCCAAGAAGAGGGTTATGGAGTGATGCCTATTAAACGTGAGGATGATACAATTAAGGCTATAACTGATTTAAGGATATATATATTCGAAAGCCAAACCATTGCAGATACCTTTGGGTTATTGGCAACCCAATATTTTGAAAAAACAGTGGACAGTAAAGGGGGCTTGAAGTTCTGGAAAGAATACAGGGAGGTCATACAGAAAGCTATTAACTACAAATCAATAAATAACATGGACTTTACCTGTGAAACTCTAGATACAGCCTATAAGTTACGCAGAAAAAGAACCTTGAAATCTAACTCTTAGAATTTTTATACAAATATTTTGCAACTTCGAGAAATTTGATTATATTTGCAATAGGAAATAAGAAATAAAATTTTATACCTATATAAATATGCGCAAAAGTAAGAAAAAAGACAAAAGACCGTTAAAGCTTAACAAGGAAAAGCTAAAGGTCATGGGAAGTGGGTTAGAAAATATGACCTACAAGGACATGAAGAGAAGAGCAGTTTCTCTTGGCATGCCTTTCCCTGATGCTTGTTCAGCCGACTACAATGGACTATCTTCATGGATTCACCATTCGGATAACAAGCCGGATAATGCTCTCATCGATGAATATGATAAGTGGATGGACCAGCAATTAGAACTTGCTGGATATCCTAAAGATGACCCGATGAGGAATTATCAACTCAATCTCGGATTCATTGGTGAAGATGCAGTCACTAAACAGAAAAAGACCAAACGGGTAAAGGGGTTGGAAAAACCTAAAAAGCCCAAGAAAGAGAAGGATGACAATGGTCTTTGGAAAGGAACTAAGAAATCCTATGTATTCGAATTAACCTATAAAGGGCTATCAATCGATAGAATCACACGAAGAGTGCAAAAGAGATTCCCAGATGCCAAGGATAAATCTATTCAGCAATGGTATCGGGCAGCCCTCCGTAAACAAAAAAATAATGGATAAGGTATTTATAATAATACAAGCCATAACGGGGGCTTTAACCATAGTCATATCGCTTGGGAGTGTATTTATTTTATATCCTTTGAAACCCTTACACTACCCGTTTAAGCCAACCAATGATAGAGATAAAGAGGATAGGATATATAATATGACCTGTTCTATAACCTTAATTATATTGATAGTGTCGATTTTGGTATTCATTATAGTTAGGGCACTCAGGTTATATTATGGATTCATAGACAGTTTTATTTGATATGCCCATAGTTTATAGGTTTAAGAATGATGATGACTTTGAGGAATCATGTTACAGATTGGGAATTCCTTGGGTACCTCCTCAGATTATAAAATTAAGCCGAAGAAAGAAACAAGAGTGGCAAAGGAAAGTACTTTGTGGAAAAATAAAGGTTCATAAATATAGGGAAAGGAATAAACGCTTTCTGGATAGATACCGGGAATGCTTAAAAGAAGCTACCTGGATTAACGGAGTAGTAGACCCGGATTCTCTGCCCCCCGATGTAAGAGCATACTTTTTGGAAAAGAAGAGGAGGAGAGAATACCACAGGAGATTCGGAAAAGTTATCAAAGAAAGGGACTTAAAGATTTACCTTCATAAATGGTATCCATGGTCTTATAACTACAAAGGAGAACCAGCAGTAGTATTACAGGGATTCTATTCATTGAAGGCTGCTCGAAAAAGGTTTTTAACTTATTATGGTAGAGAGAATCTGAAAGCAGTACATTGGATAAAAGGGAAAACAGCACTGGAGAAGAAGTTTGTTATAGGTCAATCTCTACTAATTGCTGGGAGAAGAAAAAAGCCGATATCTAAGATACTGTTAACCGAGGTATACAGAAACTCAAAGTCTTCAGCCCAAAGGGAGTTAGGGAAAAGAATTGCTCGGAAAAAGAGACTCGGCTCTCAACAGAAAGAAAAGTACTTTTTGAACTTGGTAGATAAGTTTAATTATGGAACAAAAGAATATAGAACTGTTCTCAAGCCTATTCCAGAAAAGCTTATTAAGCTATCGAAGGCTAAAGAGATTGAGTCCAAGAGAAAGAAGGCTCTTTACGAAGAAGAGTGATTTAACCTGGGACCAATTGAAAGTTGCCTTAGCATATAAGGCTATAACCAAACGTTCTGCTATTAGTTCCATAAGATGGACTAAAAGACATTGGTCAGAATATCAAGAGGCAGTATTAAGAAGGTTGGGTGGAATGCCAATGGTGAGAAGAAGACTTGAACAGAAGTTTATTCTCAAAGAACTATTAACCCAGGGATTTGTACCAATATCTCAGTTCAGGATGAAAACCAAAACTGGATGGTATGCCTATATAATAACTAATCAAAAGGTATGCGGAGAACACTATATCTACCCTGAACACTTTGCTCATGACTGTAGAGCAAATAAAAAAGGCTACAGATTTATAAGCGAAGTATTTTCAGGGATAGGACAAGAAGGATATACGAGAATCTATTATACAGCATATAAAAACGGTTATGCAAAATGACAGTAGTAAATAAAAGGGAACCCGAAAACCCATGGGATGGAGTAAAACTCATAGTGGGGGTTAAAAGGTATTATACCGAAAATGATAATGCGGTAGATGATACCTACACTCAGGAAGGTGAACCGTTTGAGGTAAAAAATCAGAATGAATTCACTCAGAAAGTAGAAGCTATCAGGGATAAAAACGTATTCTTGAAAGCTATGGCAGTCCAAGAAAATAGAGAGATATACACTCAAAAGTTTATCACGAAACTATAATCAATCAAACATTTTTCAAACACCTTTAATCAATTCAATTATGGCAAAGAAAAAAGCTGCAGCAAAAGAGGTAGAACGTAAGGTTCTTTCTAACGGGGTAATTCTCATCAAATACGATGACGGCTCCTATGCACTCCTGACTCCCATTTCGGCAGAAGATGCCGAGGAAATTTTCGGCGGGGAATCTGAGGACTCAGATGACGAGGACGAAGACGAGGAGGATGAAGACTCCGACGAAGACGACGAAGATTCCGATGAGGAAGACGAAGACGATGAGTCTGAAGATGACGAGGAGGATGAAGACTCCGACGAAGACGAAGACGGCGAGGAGGATGAAGATGAGGATGACGAAGTGACACCGGAGGACCTGGCCGGCATGGACTTCGAAGCTCTAGAGGACCTCTGCGACGACAAAGAACTCGAAACTGACCCCGACGAATTCGACGAGGAGGACGTGGAGAAACTCCGCAAGGCAGTGGCCAAGGAACTGGGCATCACTCTGCCTAAGGCAAAGGCCGCTTCCAAGAAGGACACCAAGAAAAAGAAAAAGTAAGGGTCCTTCTGACTATAACAATTCCTGAGGGCTGCTATACTCTTAATTAGCTGAAGATAATACCTGGTAAAGATGGCATCAAGTTCATTCAGGTCAGCCCTCTTTTTAATCAAAAACCTTAATCAATAAAAGATATGGCAACCAAGAAGAAAGACAAAGCAGCTGAGGCAAATGCTGCAGCAAAAGCAGAAACGAAAAAAGGCGGTAAGAAAGAACTGACCGCAGAAGAGAAGAAGGCCAAACGAGAGGCCATGAAGGAGCGACTCAAGAACCGGGCACCTGGTCAGCGACCCAACAGCAAACAGTGCGATATCATCGACCTGGGCGGTGGCAACGTTGCAAAGACCTTCGCTATGAACGTCCGGAAGTACGGAGTCCTCATCACCTCGGTCGTAACCGACAAGGATGGCAAAGTGATTGCCGTCTCGAATGCCACCATTCCGGGGGTATCGGTTAAATCCAAGAAAGCGCACGGCACTCTGGTCCCCAAGGTACCCGGTATGGGCAGGAAAGGGAAAGCAGCCGAAGCTGAGGATGACGAGGAAGATGAAGACGATGAGGAATAGGTCCTGAGCACCTAATCCCACGTACATCAAAAACTTGAGTCATACAGGGGAGGCCATCCGAAGGTTTAAGGGTGGGCCTCCCCACTTTGTATAGGTATATGCAAGACGACGACAGCATTATATATCTGGCATTATGTAATCAGCTACAATCATATCAGCTGCTACTAGAGGAAGAAAAAGATATCTCTGAAGAAAATAGAATGATGACAGAGTATATTATCTCTAGAACGGAAGAATTGATTGATAAATATGCTCAGAAAATAGGAAATGACACCACTATTCAAAGACCTCAATGGGACAATTTAACTCCTCAGTCAAAGGGTTGATATATCGGATTAAAGAGCTAACCAAAATGGTTCAGGATATAGATACAAGGTTATCCATGCCTGGACTGTCTCCCGGTAAAAGGCAAGCTTTAATCAAGGATAAAACCCTAAAAATAGGTAAGGTAAAATCTCTGGCAAAGCGCATAGAAGATTTGGCAAATGGAAACATCTTAACCATAACTTTTGAAAACAAAGATTCTGGTGAAAGGTACAGAATTGTATACACTAATATCTCTCAGGATGATGCTGTTGCCCATCTTAAGTTGATGGCAAATCTTCAGGGGATGGAAATAATCATCTCAGAGATAAAGGAAGTACAGACCAAAAACTCCCTAACCAAACTATAAACATGCAAAGGTAATTCAAACCAGTTTTTATTTAATCAACTCAACAACAATGGCAAAAGACATCAGCAAGAAAGACCTGGCCGCAAAGAAAGCACGCAGGGCTCAGAAGGAAATGCTGGCCTACATGGAAGAGAATGATCTCGACCCCAAGAAAGATTGGACAGGCCATAAGAAGCATGGAAAGAAAATCCAAGCTTGGGTAGACATCATCAACCTGGGAAACAAAAAGGCCAGGGCAGCTACGGAGGAAAAGGCCGTAGAGAAGGCTAAAAAGAATCAGAAGCCAGAAGCCCATCCCAAGAAGGAAAAGGTTACCAGTACCCCAAATGCCTACGACTATCCTACCGTGGACGGCAAGGAGATGACCTCCGACCAGAAGAAAAAGTACCGTCAGAAGATGCGTACTCTTCTGAAGACCATGTCCAAAGAGAAGGCCGAGGCCGAGGGCAAGAAGTATGCTGCAGAGTTGGCATCAGGTGCTCCGGCGGCTGCTCCCAAGAAAGAAGAGTCGGCCAAGGAAAAGAAGGCCGACAAACCTTCGAAAGAAGGCAAGGACAAGAAGAAAAAGAAGAAAAAGAAGACAAAGAAAGAGGAGGATTAACCCGATAGGCAATCGTTTATGAAACCTCTTACCCCGAACCTAATATAGATTCGGGGTTCTTTGTTGAACTAACCTATACAACACCACTGAAATTGATTTGCATATTATAATAATAATTATTATATTTGCATAACGAAATAAAATAAGTATGGGACAACCAAAATTCACTACTGTAAAGGATATGAAAGATTATCTGGATTTATTACCCAAAGAAATGGATGATTATAGGGTCAATATCCATATAGACCACAATACTCATTGGGAGTATTTGGAAAAGGAGTTAGATAGGAACCATCAGATTCTGTATATCTATAACGAGGATTAAAATGAAAATAAACCGAGGTTGTATCAAACTGAAATTGCAAAGGCGATTATCTGCCCAGGAAATATGGAATCAGATTATGGATGTGCATATTCAGGCGCTGGAATCCCTTTTAGAGGATAAGAGCTTAGATAAATGGAAAATTATATTCCCCTGCTATGGGACTTCTCTAGAAGCGGTGGAATCCATGGCCAGGGAATATATAGCTGCCTTTCAAAGGGTTCAGGGAGATACCTTTAACAATAGGTATGAAGATATTGAAACCATGCTGGTAAAGGGGTTAAATAACAGGTGGTTTAATACCATAATGAGTACACTCTATATGATGGAAGAGGACTTGATGGAAATGAGTTCTGATTCTGTCTTCACTCTCTGGGATATTTTCTTTACCTGTCAAGCACTCAGGAAAGAAAATAATGTGGTAGCTATGGGACTTAACACTTTTGAGCTTAAAAGACAGTAATGATGAAAAAGACATTTGAAATTACGGGGTCATCCAGAATTATGAAGGTAGTGATGGATGATGAAACCCGAGATATCACCATTACCTTCAAAGGAGAAAAGGTATACCAATACAACTCGGTATCAGAGTTCGACTTCAGGATGTTCAAAGAGGATATCCAAAATGGAGAATCAGTAGGTAAATCATTTGAAAAAAGAATCCGGAATAAGTATGCCGGAAAAAGATTATGAAAGAGAGAGACCCTATGTGGGAAGCCGCTAAACCCCTATTTATATTGTATGGTACGGCTTCAATAGCATTGTTAATATTCGGTTTTATTTGTTGGATATTCAATTTGAAACTATGAAAAGATATTACACACCAGACGGAGAACCAGATGAGGCCAAGACCCCTTGGGAAGCTGCAAAGAGGATGGTAATAGGAGTATCAGCCTTCTGCGTAGTCTGCATACTGTGGGATGGTAAAACAGTTCCACCCACTCCTGATGCAACTCCTCACTGGAAAAACTGGGATGAATCCAGGCATTTATCCGAGGTAAAGAGTTATGATTACTCTAAAGGTATTATTCATTATCGAGATGAATATACCGGAGAAAGGCCCAAGGAGTTAAAACTTCATGGGTCTTCTGGCAGTTATGGTTCTGGGATAACTTTACAAGTATCAGGGGCATCAGTATACTTGGATATGGATGTAGAGGAATTACTGGACCAGTTAACTGAGGATGCGGACTTCTACGAATACTTTGAAAGAAACATGGATTGATATGGCAGGGATAGTAAGATTCAAAGTAAACAAATACGTTCACGGTACCAGAAGTAAAAATGTATTCGACTTCAAACCAAAAGCTCAGATTCTATTCGAGGGGGAACGTATTGGTCACATAATAGACCGAGAGGTTTATTTCTACATAAGGGTAAAACATGTGCAGGGAGAACCTGAATGTATGGAATGTCTCAACTACACTCCGGAATTATGGAATACCTTTAGTACTCATCGGGAGGCAAAGGATGTAGTAATAAAACAAGCAGAGTCAATATGGAAAACTCTGGACATATATCATCGACTTAAAAACATTCAACCAACATACGGATTATGGGAAAAGAAGTAAAGCAAACAAACAGCTGGGTATGGAAGAAAGTATTGGGTATGACTATCCTTGGATGGATAAACATCCTGATACTACAATGGTTATTTATCAGGTTGTCATATCACTGGGTATATGTAGACCCTGCAACAGATGAAGATGCTAGAGTAGATACTTTTTGGGACGATGAGAAACAGCAATTTGTTGCAAAAACTTTCTACTACTATGCCATTATCGGGTGTATTTTACCTCTATCGGGGTGGTGGGGAGACTATGTAATGCCGTTCAAATTCAAATGCCGTTTAACCAAAGTAAAAGAATATTATGAATAATCCAGTGAGAGCCATAGTCATAATGGTAAAAGTAATGATAGCAGTTGCTATCCTTTTCATTATAGCCGGGTTTATTATAGGGTGTGTAAACAAAGCAAAGGCAGCTGATATAAAGCTGTTAAAAACCCAGCATGTAGACTACGAGATATTGTTCAAAGGTCTTCACAATGAAATAAAGGCCTATGGATATTATTTAACCAAGGCCGATGGCACCAAGATATTATTGGTAGTTAATCCTGAAGGTGGTGTAATAGAAATACAGAGATGAGTACAGTAGAATTTAAGGCTGCATGTGCAGCACATCGTAAGTGTTGTCCTTACAAAGCAACGGGCATGACCAAGTGTGGTGCCAATGAAAACATTACACCTGACGGTAAATGCCCTACCAAAGACTGTTATTACATGGCTAAATTCAAGAAGGTTCTCAAAAAATTATCCGAGAAATGAAGCCATCAACCGTAGCTGAAACCTATAATGAGCTTATGGGCCCTGAATCTCGGGTTAAATCCGTAGAGATTCAAGATGACGGATTCAGACAAAATGTCTATGTTAACATGTATAGAAAACAGGCTCAATGCTTAGAATACCTTGAGATTACCTGTACCATAAACGAACCTCTAAAGAATTAGTGAAATAATTTGCAGAGGTTGATTTTTATATCTATATTTGCATAAACAATAAAGGAGAAAAACTATAAGAGGTTAACACACCAGAAGCCAAGAACACAACCTCAAAGAAAATGATAAAAATATTTGCAAATATAGAAAAGTTCCCCTATATTTGCATTAGGAAATAAAGATAATAACAATTTTAATTTAATGTCAAACCTTTAACATTGTAAGCCATGAAAAAGAACAAGAACAACAAGGCTCAGAAACTGGAAAAGACCGATTTGGTCGAAGGCATCAACAACCTCATCGAGAAGAAGGCTGAAAAGGTGGAGAAATCCAAGGAGGCTCTGAAAAAGGGCAAGAAAAAGGAAGAAGCTACAGCACCGGTGGCCGAAGAAAAGAAAAAGAAAAAGTCCAAGAAGGACAAGCTCATCTCAAAGACCCAGGAGAAAGTCGAAGCCAACCTCGTCGAGGAGGTAGTAACGAAACGGGAAGTCAAGTACATCTACCCCGCAGACTGCGAGGATACACTCTCCAGGAAGAAGTTCCGGCAGCAGGTCCGAAACAAGATTCATCAGCTGGAGCTGGCCATGCTCCGAATCGAGAACCAGGATTCGAAGGAGTACAAGAAGGCCAAGAAGGAATACCTGAAGTACAAGAACCAATTCGTCAAGGAATCCGTTGCAATCTAATCTTTCATAGTAGGAGAGGGGCACAGGGCTAAGGCTCTGGCCCCTTAGTATAATCACCTTTTAATGATATGAAAGATTATGGTTGTTGGCTTACCCGAGAAAGCAATTCAGAAAGTAGATAAAGAATTGTTAGAGTTGCACAAAGAAGTCCTTAGGTCATACCTAACGCAACGGAACCTTAAACATAGGCATCAGAAAAAATTCTTTAAGATATACGACCATTACATTTCGGAGAGGAATATAAGAAGATTCTTCTTCCGTCCTGCTAAGCTATTCGTATATGCTTTAGTGACAGACAGATTGGATGACATCGAAGACTATGTACCCTTAAAAGATAAGAACCATGTTTCCCGAAAGAGTAAAAAGCGTAACGCTTGATAAATCCCGAATTACCTATTACCTTCAATCTCAGGAAGGGGTACAATCCCAAGAAGAATACCCTATTAATCCTGAATTATATCAGGTAGAGGACTTGGCATTCGATTGCGGAATAAGGTCAAATCAGTATATCCCTGATTATGCCATAAAAGGGTATTTTAAGGTAGATGAAAATATGTTGCATCCGGTATTTATCGAGAATACTAATGGGCCTCACTTATTATATATTTCGGGAATGCCTCGAAATATTCCGATAAAGGAAAGGAATAAGTTTAGGTTTCCTAACCCAGTTTGGTTATCTTATTGGGAAGATAGGTATATAGGCTACCTTTTCCAAGTGGTAACTAGAGAATCAGCATTAAAACACTTAATAAATCAATAACTTATAAACAACGAGACACTATGAAAACTGCAGAGTATGTAAAACAGTTCAAATTGGATAAACCCAATTACAACTTCAACCGGGAAAAATTTATGGAGGCATTCGGCCAGGAATTTAAGGACCGAATTGAGGCCATGATTACTGCATGTAAAAAAATGCAGGTGCAGTTCACCTATGAAAAATTCCTGCATGCCATCAAAGAACAGCAGGATAAGTTTTGGCAAATTTCCAAGAAGAAGATAGGTGAGCCTTTATCCGATGGATTATTCTCAGCATTCTTTGCCCTTCATGTAATACCTCTCAGGGCAAACCTATTCCCTAATATTCATGAGGAAATAGAAGAGAGGCGTAAAAAGGCCCAGGAAAGAGAAGCTAAACTTATGGCAGAGGAAGAAGAAAGGCAAAAAGAAGCCAAGGAGAAAGAAAAGAGAATGAGGCCAATATTGGAGGCCGTAGTTGCCTACGGAGTTGCCCAAAATTTGGCCAAGGAGGGCAAGGTAAAGGCTACTAAAGCAAAGGGAAAGAAGTAAATCCTAATAATACAAGACTCTAAAGTTACTAAGATTTTATGAGGACATTTTTAACCTTGGCTGTTATGATAACGGATAATATTCTGACATCATACAAGGCAGCCGGAGAAGAAGAGGTAAATCTGAGCTATGAGTATAGATTAAATTCAGTTACTATAGAGGTAATTTACCCCAAACATGTAGACCAGCTATATTCAGGGCTTTTGACACTGAGTAACCAGCTTAAGTTCGAAAATCAAGTAAATGAATTTCAACTGTCAATAAGCTCATCAAAATTGAAGGTAAGCCTATTCAGGTGATCCAGCAACCTGACTATCAAAGAGTTAGTTCAAAAGGCCCTTGCCACAACAGGGCCTTTTTATATATTTTATCAGGATTAACTATTAGATACCAAAATCAAACATCATGAAAGAACAGAAGATAGTTCCACGATTCCCAAGGGGGTTAGGTATAACCCAATTAGCCTTACAGGCTAATGCTGGAGATGATGAAGCTCTTAAGAATCTGACCAAGTTCGTTATCCATACTTGGATAGTTAACAATGGGAAATTATGGTCAAGGGTTTATTCAGTAAATGAACTCGCAGACTTCTTGAAATGTGAGCCATCAATTATTCAGATGCAAATGAAACAAACGTTTCTAGACAACGGCTTATTTGACCGTAACAAGATGGATGAGATTGCTGATTCTCTCATGGGAGCTTGCATAGGCTGGGCACTGGAAGACCGTATGGAAATAAGTCAACAGCTACAAATACTCAGGGATTCTCAGGGGGGAAGATATGCTCCATTTATAACTGCAGAAGTCAATAAAGCCATTGGATTAAAGCAACAGTCCACAACCTCTCTTCAGAGTTTAGTACGGGCAGTGTCTGGTGGCGGTACTGTAAATATCTTCAACCAACAGAACAATCAATTCAACAATACGGGTGAGTCTGAACCAGTACTAACCCGTGATATAGCCATGTCTATGATTCAAAAAGAGCTTGCTGACAAGGGTGGTATAAAAGAGATAGAATATGTAGAAAATCAGTATGACTTTAAAGAATTACCAGTTGTTGTTGCAACAAAACAAGAGGGTAATAGAGGAGATAAAGAGGGCTTAACTCTCAAGAAGGCCGAATTGGATAGCGTAACAGGAGACTACCATGGTGCCTTAAAAGTCTTTGAAGAAGACCATCATCAAATCCGACGAGAAATAGAAGAGGGGATAGACTACGAAGAAATAGACCCAGAACTCGAAGATAACCATTGATTTTTATTTGCAAAATTAGATTTAATTTCTTATATTTGTATAAACAAAAATTAAAAGGTTATGGACTTAATAATTAAAGCTCGGGAGGTTACAGTTAATATAACTGTACAAGGGTTTCTCAAAGTAGTTTCGGCCAATGAGAAAGAGATAAGATTCTATATCTCGGGAGAAGATAATATCAAGGAAGCTTCTGAACAACTATCTGACCACAACATCTGGCATAATCCATATCCTCATTATTTGGGTATACCCTTTACGGCAGGGAGTTTAGAGCCAGGATATAAAGCAGAAATTCAGTTCAATCTATAACACAGACACCTACTATGAAAGAAGTTTTAACTGCGACCAAAGTGGTAGCCAAAATCAATCAACTTATCAATGAGGGTAAGAAGATTAAAGTATTCGGGTTACCTTATCCTCCTTATCAGGAAGATATTGTCTTCACTGATGAAAAAGTAAATCGTCAGGGTTGGTTATGCACTAATAGCAAAGTAACTCTATCCGCGTCAGCCTGTGCAACTAAAATAAAGATACATACTATCACAGGTTGGTGCAATCTATTCCAGTATGTAGAGAATGGTAAATATGTAGATACCATATCAGAAGATGGACAATATATCGATATGCAAGTCATGGATGATATTTGTCCCGGAATGCTATTAGGAGTAGCCCATGCAGATACTCATACAAATATCGGTATGATTCTCAATGTAGAGGATGATGAAGCAAACAACGTGAGGGCTATAACTATAGCCGGACCAGACTTTATGGAGAAGACTCATTATCTTCCTATGAACGAAGCTACTAATTACTTTGTATTCGACAAAATCATGTAACGTTAACCTTTTTATAACTATACACATTAATAAGAAAATAGACCTTTTAATTCGGGCAAGCAGACTTTACTGCCACTCAATGTACCAAACGTACGACCCGAAGTATTACCCCACTATCAAAGGTATAGTACTTAACTTTACTAATAAATTGTTCGGTACAAAACCAGTGGAGAACAAAGTACGGATAGATATTATAAGCCTATTCAGTGATGATATCAAAGACAGACCCGGGTGGAAAGTATATTCCGGTATATGTATCCTCGTAGAGTTTCCTGATAATTCAGCCTTGGAATATGAGCTGTTCAAACATCCTCTCATACCAGAAGGAGATATCTATTACAAACCGGTTCTCATACCAGCTAAGGCCTAATAAATAAAGGACCATTAAGACCTCTTTTCTAGAGGTCTTTTTTGTGTTACTAAGAAAACTAGACCCAAAGGGGAACTAAAGTTTCTAGAATCTCTTTCTACATCCCAATGCCGAGAAGTTTTATTTGCATATTAAAAATATTATTCTTATATTTGTATAAAGAAAAGAAATAATAAACCCTAAAATAATTAAGGTATGGAAAAGAAAACAATTAAGGACCTGAAAAGGGGAGAATACTTTACCCTTAGTTCAATCGAAGAGCCCCGGGAATCTCAGGTATGGGTCCGAGGAGAATACATACCTGAAGCAAAAGCCTACAGTACCTATAAATGGGCAGATACCAATCATGAAGTACTCCGTAAAGGTAACAAGGAAGTTTACATTGATTTCACCTTCTAACCATCAAAAATATGGCACAGAAAAGATATAAACTGATTATCTGGTTCTACTTAAAGAATCACCATAAATACAAAACTATCCATGTAGCTCATGACATGGAAGTGGAACTCACTCGAAAGGTTGATATAGCCAAATGGGTAGACGAAACCGATGAGAGTATTGCTAAGGCATACTTAATTGACCGGGTAAAAGATACCCGGGAAACAATAATAAAAAGAACTATCGACCTAACGATATACTAAAACTTTAATCACATGAGATATAACAGTACTTACACCGTCGAAGACCTGATAGGAACTTTATCAGAAATGGACCCTCAGGCACCAGTAATGGTCGCAGTTCAGCCTATATGGCCTTTTGAACATACTATCACCGGGGTAGTAATCGATTGCAACGGTATAGTATACCTTGCATCCAAACAACATGGATATTTACCTCAGGAGGCTAAAGATGCCTTCGAAAACTATGGTATACCATTCTCGGACCTATGATTTTTATTTGCAAATATAAATTTAATTCATTATATTTGTAATAAGAAAAGGATAAAACCCTAATATTATGAAAGATTATA